AGGTACATCTCTGTAACGAGTAGCAATACCAGTGAATGTAGAAGCAACAACCTTTTGAGCTGGTGTTACTAATAACATTGTTGGTGAACCACCATTTGTGTATGCAGATTGCATAACAGTGTTTAAGATAGTAGCTGTAAATGCTCTATCAGTACCTGTTACACGAGCTGTAGTACCATTTGCACCAGCAGTACCAGAAGTACCACCAGAGTAGTTAGAAGATAACCATGCTTGTAAACCACCAAGTGTACGAGCTGTTGTAGAGTTACCATTAGCAGCTACTTGGTTAGATAAAAGAATTGCTTCCATATCACGTTTGATTTCACTAGATGCTTTAGCTAATTGGTAAGCCTTTTCAGATTTACGACCAGCTTTGTTTACTGCATCAAGAGTACCAGAAATTTTGATAGTCTTTTGTGAGATTTGTGTACGGTTACCAACACGAGTTGTTGGAGAGATTGTAGCGTCAGATGCTGTTGCACCTTCAACTGCTGCATTTGAAGTGTTTACCGCAGCTAATGAGTCTGTTTGCCATTCGTGATAGACGGCTGTAGCTTTTGTTTTGCCGACTGAATTTAAGAATGGTGTTTCTGTTGGAGAAATGTTATAGATAACGTCAGATAAATCCTCACGTTGACCTATAGCGGTGTAGGTTTGATATGTTGCCATTTGTTGTTCTTCCTATTCTAAAAATTGTTCAAATAAAGCTGCGGCATCTCTGACTTTACCAGAGGTACGCAACTGGTTTTTTTGTTGTGTTATTTTCTGTGCATCACTTTGCTTGTTACCACCAGAAGTACCTGCTCTTAACATTCTAGGAGCTTCGTTTACCTTCTTTGTAATAGCTGGCTTTGACTTTTGAAGTTTGTCATACATCATTGCCTTGTGTAATGTGAGCACATGACGAGAGTCATATACCTGTGAGAGTTCCTCTTCAGTAAATCCTAACGTCTTGCCATAATTGCGGATTTCCTTACGGAAGTTATCGCCTTTGGCTGGGTCTGAAAACTCTGGTAGGACTTGTGCTAGTTTAGATGCTTCCTGTGCAACTCTGTCAGACATGGCACGAGCATAGTCAGATTGTTGCTCTTGAGCAATTCTGGCTTGTTCGGCTCTAATAGCCTGTAGTTGTTCTTTCTTTTCAGAAAGTTCAGCAACTTTAACTGCATATCCTATAGGGTCATTTTCTTTAAGAGATTGTAAATCCTCTTGTGGCATTTGCGAAGTTAGAAACTGGTCTATTGCTTGCAAACGTTGAGCATATGAATCACGAGCATACTTGGCTTCCTCAATAGCACCACGTTCAGCTTCCACTAGCTTACGTTGTTCTGCTACTTCGGTAGTTTTTTTCGTATAGTCAGCACCAAGCTGATAACCTTTAATCAATTCAGATAGAGGTACTTCTTTTTCTTCCCCTGCGGCTTTAATTACATATGAAGGCTCTTCTTCTTGACTGTCATCTTCTTGTACTTCAGCTTCGTCATCAACGATTTCTTCTACTTGTTCAGCTTCTTGTTGTGGCTCTGCTTCTTGCTCCAGTGCTTGTTCAGCTTCTTGTTCACCTGCTCTTTGCTCCGTAGAGTTAGCTGGGGTGTCCATTAGACCTTCAAACGCATTGGCTGCTTGACTTACAGTAAGCGTGCCACTTCCAGATTCTTCTGGAGTCATGGTGTTTTCACTCATTTATTTTCCTATATTACCTCTATGGGAGGCGTACCAAATGTAGAATTATCTACAATATCTTAAATCGGTTCTCATCTATTGCTTGACCTGCTGCAATAGCTTCAAGACTGCCGATTAATTCTTTAACTGCCGCTATCTTATGATAGGCATGTTCTCTAATTTCTGTATCAGAAGCGTTAGAGTTTATAATTGTTTCCATATGCACATCAATGATTGACTTTAATACTTCTTTAAAATCGTCATCATTTATGATGTTTTGAATGTTTTGTATGTTCATTGTTGATTAACTTGTAAATCCTTAATGTCTTTAAGAGATGCCATTACTGATTTTAATGAATCAGATTGAGATTTTTGTGCTTGTGCTTGAGCATCTGCTTGAAGTTTAGCTTCTTGCATTTGTAACTCAAGTTGTTTACGAGCATTATCTAATTCCATTTGTTGTTTCTCTAATTCAAGTTTAGCCATTTCAGTTTTAGCTCTTAATTCAGCTTTTTCACGTTCCACTTGTGCCAAGATTTGTGTAGCTTGTACATTAGAATCTGGTTGTGGTGGTTGTGGTTGAGATAATTGTTGAGATTGTTCTGGAGTAATTTCATTCATAAATCCAGAAGCATCTTTAAATCCAGCCATGTGGACAAAGCGTGCTAATGTATCTCTGTATTGTTTAATATTAACTAAAGGATTAGACAATCCGTATTGTTGAATAATTTGTTCTTGTTTACCAAGAATCATTTGTAATGTAGATAGTTGGTCTGTTCTTGAACCATTACCTAAACCTACATTAATAGAAATACCGTATTGTTCTGACCATTCACGAGGATTAAATGGAATATATTTACCAGCAATACGAACAGTTCTTTCTTGTTTTTGGTATTTGCAAAGTAATCTAAAAATAGATTGGAATAATGACTTAACACCTGTTTCTGCAAAGATACGAGCTATAAGCTCTAGTTTACCGTTAGCAGCAGATGACATAGTTGATACTGCTGTAGCTGTAGTGTTTTGTAATGCGTTAGGGTCAAGACCTTGTTGTTGGTCAGATACGCCTGTACGTTTAGCTTGGACATTATCTAGGTATTCAAGCATTGGGAATGATTGAGAAGCATTAGATTGTACAGTTAATGGTACAAGTGCATTAGGATTCTTAATACGCACTACACCACCTGCTGTAGATGTGAGTAAGTCATCAAGATTAACTTGACCTTCTACTGCACCTACACGATAGTTGTTTGTTAGGTATAGATTATCTAACATTTGGCGTGTAATTGTAGACTTGATAAGTTGCAAGTCCATAGTTCTGTCTGCTAATGAGTTACCAAAGAATTTATGTGGGATTGGTAATGGGCAAATAGAATGGAATGGAATGTAATCACAATCCTCATCACTTAAAATCTCATTAGAAGCGTATACAATCTTGCGTAGTTCAGCAACACCGTCATTATTGTAATCTACCTTAATATAGCACTCATATACTTCACATAACTGCATAGAGTGGTCTTGTGACATCATATCGGTTGGTTGTTCACCACGAGTATAACGAGCAATTCTTTCTGGAGAGTATTCTAAAGCATTTCCAGTAGCTAAACCTTCTACAACTTTAGGGTCAAAACCCATTGCAATCAATTCTGAACGTGTCATCATCTTACGATGAGCACAGAAACCTGATTCTTGGATGTTTCTAGCACGTTTAGAGATAATAAATTCTTCTGGTGGTACGTTTTCTACACGAACTGTACCATTACGAACAGTTTTTCTTAATTTAACATTGTGTGTAGGTATAGAACTATTAGGATTTAAGTTTTCATCTAAATTTTCTTGAGAATCAACGCTAATAATTTCTACTTCTGGGTCTTGCATGATAAGTGCAAGCTCATCATCGGTTAAACCTTTGTATGTTTCTTTAGTAATATTAGTTTCATCATCCCAATATACTTTTACTACGCCTACTTTTTCAAGAAGTGCGTCTTTAAACCAATTATGTAGTACACTAAAGCCATCATTGTCTTTATAGAAGACATGGTTGACATATGTAGTTGCTTGATTAGCTAAATCTTCATCACCTTCTTTAACAGGGTCAAATTGAACAATGTTTTCAGAGGATGTAAATATACGGATAAGTTGTGGCAATGCACCATCAACAGCTTCTGCCACTTCACCAGTAACAACTTGAGATTTTCCTTCTACTTCGTTACCATAAGGTCTGCGTAAGTAGTACTCTAGTGCTTGTTGTCTTTCGCCTGTTGTTTCAGACTGAATATAACCTAATGAACTCCAGATTTCAGACTCTAGAATAGCTTTAAGTTTGCTTTCATCCATTATGTAACCAGATTTATTTGCTTTTGCCATTGTTATACTATCCAATTTGTGTTTACGTTAATAGGTCTATTCCATTCTTCTGCAGGTGCATCGTTTAAACCTGTTGCAAGGTATCTAAAAGCGTCACTAGCGTGTGATGACCAATCATGTAATGGTCTATCATGGAAGACTGCTCTTTTCTCGTCATAGTGCCTACGATAGTTACGAAGAGCATCTAAACCTTGTTTAGTTTTAGGGTCAAACCAGCATCTAGGGATTATTCGTCTAGCAGCTTGTATGCCATCAGCAACATTAAGACGAGGGCAAGTAATAATATGAAGTCCAGCATCTTCTAAAGTCTCTTTACGAGATTTTCCAGTGCCTAATTCACGAACTTCTACGTCATGTGGTAAAATATGCTCAAAGTGCATGTAGTCATTGTCTTTTAACCACTGAACATAGTACTCTAAACCTTGACCATGATTTTCCATGTAGTCAATAAGTCTAATTTCCTTACCAGTGAGCTGTGCTACCCATATTGCAGTAGAATCTGACATTCCCAAATCCCATGCAGTGTAACTTCTGCACAAATCATCACGAGGAATCTCGGTCATGTGTGCTTTTTCTTCAATTTCGTTTATTAATTTAGAGTAATAAGAGCCTTCTACTGGGGAATTAAATGAACATTCAAACTCTTGGTTGAATTTATCCTCACCCATTTCAACTTTTGCTGCAGCTAACTCTTGTTCGTTAAGAATTTTTGTGTCAGAAGACTTAAATTCTAATAATTTCCAT